CGGATTTTGCTCAACAATAATGAAGTCGAACGCGATCAAGGGTGAAGGCAAGCACGGTCCCTCTACCAGTCTTAAGAAGATGGTGGAAAAGTGCTTCCTGGGGCTTTCTAAACAGTTTGAGAACTATCGGACTGCTGTAGTTAGTTACCCTCCTCTTGCGCATGATCAAGAGTTGTCGGATTTGGAACAATGGATGAACCCCAAGTCTTTTAGTGTTGGGGCCGAGGCAGTAGCCAAGGTCATCGATGCCCTTATCGTTCTTCTCCGGAGTTACGGTGAGATATGGTATCCTAACGCTTCAGATATGGAAAATATCTGTTGGTCCTTTTGTAGTAGTGAGTGGGTTTCCTATGCAAAGGTGTTTTGTGCTTGGCCGATGGCGGCAAGACTTAACGAGCCTGTAAAGGAAACTCAGGGATTCAACCACGAGTATCTCTTTGGTTCTCGGGTACGGAGTATCATTCGTCGCCGGATTGCTGGACGATGTTCTCGGAAACGGTTGTCATTCATGGCAAGTATTCTCCAATTTAAGAGAGTCATGCCAATTGTAGACAACAATTTTGTTTCTGAGACGTTAATCAAGCATAAATCCACATTGACGTCGATGCGTGCCGAACCTGAGACATGTGACATACAAGATGCCGGAATTCAGGAGTGTATAAGGAGGATTATCTCATGGACCTTTCCGAAAGGATTTGGCCGTGAGATCGCTGGTGATAGACCAGTCCCCTCTTTTAACGCTTCTTATAATTCCACAAGAGGTCGTGGCGGTGCGTGTAACTACCTGGTACAGAAGTACTCAATGGGAATGGCCTTTCCTGAGCTCTTAATGATGAGCTACTTTCCCCATTCCGGTACGTTCACTGCGTATGGCTGTCCCTTCGGGGACGTTCAGTCAGCGTGGAGTACGGATCCGGTGAGGTGTAGGGTGGGTCCAATCCTAGAGGCACTTAAGGTGCGGGTTGTTACTATGGGTGAGGAGTGTGAGTATTATGATGCTCTCAGATGGAATCGCCGTGTCTACCAGTTCATAACTAGGAACCCAATATTTTGTTTATTGGGACGCCCAGCGTGTGAATCGGATATACCAAGGGGAACGAAGTGTATAATCTCCGGTGACTATTCGGCTGCAACGGATAATTTGGACTCTTATTGGTCTATGTTCACGCTCGAGCAGATTAATGCTCGTGCAGAATGTGGACTCAAGATGTCTTTACTATCCAAGCGCTGCCTTACAGACCACCGAATCTCTTATTCGCCTCAACAAGTTGGAGAGAATGAGGCTGGTGAATTTGACCAAGAATGGGGTCAACTAATGGGTTCTCCCATTAGTTTTCCTGTTCTTTCGATCTTAAACGCCGGTATCAATCTCTACTTTGTTGAGAAGAAGAGAGGGCGAAAATACACGGATCCTTCCCTGGTCCCTATTCGAGTGAACGGAGACGACGTGATTGTTGGTGTGGATGACCCCACTGGATGGAGTAAGCTTGTTTCCTACGTCGGCCTTGAGCCTTCTGTGGGCAAGAACTATGTGTCTTTGGATACTGCTGTGATCAACTCGGAGGTTTACTCCAGATCACGGGACATTCCGGACAATATGTTCCTACGGGAATGGGAGAAAGTCTCATTCCTAAACATTGGCTTACTCTATGGTGACGGTCGGGTCCACGGGACAACCAGCAAGAGATTCCAATCGGAGGGATGCTTTGACTCTGTTGGTCAGAGGGCGCAATCGCTGGTGGACTGCGAGTTTATCGATAGGGAGTCGCTTATGACAGCCTTTATTGCAAGGAACCCCGAGGTGTTTAATTCTAAACAACCTTGGTACCTCCATGAGCAATTGGGCGGTCTTGGGCTTCCCCTTACGTCACATGCCAATATTGGCGTGGGACATCGTAAACTAGCGGCTTATCTTGCCTACCTGCCTCGACCTGACGGAGCTATAGCTTCCGCTGCATCTGGTTCCGTTGAACTTCAGAGCGCCTGCAAAGAGTGGATGACGATGAATCGTCGTCTGACCAAGCATATGGGCTACGAAGAACATTGGGACACATACTCACTTCCCTACCGGTCTGTTGACAGTCTCAAACTGAGATTCACTCATTTCCTGGGGAATGGTTCTTATGGCGTGGAGTCGGAACGCAGTCGCTCTTATGAACGACTTTATGCGCGTGCCCAATCCTTGCCTCTGAAACCTTTACCTATTGATGAATGTTACAGTTGGGTCCGTCGAAAGACCTGCACAGTGAATCCTCGAACTACTACAATCTGATAGTTCAAGATCGTCCGTGATGACATTGGACGTGGGGTTGAGATGAGGTCCAACTCCGTCGCAACAGGGTCTGTAATGATTCCACTTGGGGTGAAAACCACAGTCTGAGGACTGGTAAGAGTTGAACTCTTGGATGACAAGATTCTGCAGGGAC